TAGGCTCTTTCTGATAGCCGATACTTTTGAAAGGTTTATTCCAGAAAAGCGAATTACTTGCCATTTCATTTTCTTTTGTTCTGATTTGGAACCTTTTATTCTGATGAAGATTTGTTCGTAAGTATTGTATAATGCCAATCCATATACAACCGGAAGATTGAACACTAACAGTACCAGTGGGAGCAATAGTGATTTTAAGGTGTCAAAACTTAAAAATTGATTTGGAGCATGGATAAGGCTGTAAATTGCATTAATCAACAGTATTATTCCCCACAGTACCAGCAAACCATCAAAGAAGCGTTTCACAGATCGGTGCTTTTTATCTTGTCCAGCCAATACTTGTAGGACTGAAATCAAAACTGTTAAAGGGATAAGGATAATTTCCGTTATTAAACTGAAAGTCCAAAATCCTACAAAAAACTCAATTGCAACTACAATAGCAACATTTTCCCGAATTAGCTTTGAAAAGAATCGTCCACCGTCTGCTTTCTCAATCGCCTTGGCAAAAAGAGGAAGTTCAACAAACAATACCCAAAAGACAGTGTCTTTTAACAAAGTGAGATCCCAAAGTCCTACCCAATTTAATGCGAACAACACCAAACCCAAAAAGCTGAGAAATACAATGTAAAATATCACAAATTTCTTGCAAAACAAAATTGGAATAGCAGTTTTTATAAATTGTCTTGCAGGTTTAGTAGGGAGAATGACAGCAAGACCAATAATAACCCAAATCCCGATAGCTATCTCTCGATTATTAAAGAATTCTTGGATTACTCCCATTTCGTTCACCTTTATAATCTGGCGCCGTGATTAATCAGTGTAGAATTACCGGTACCAGCAGAGCCATAAATCATATCGACGTGAGAATTGGCAAACATCTGCCGAAGGGTTTCTTTCTTGCCATCATATTACGCTGTTTGTATCGGGAATTGCTTTATCAATTCTGAGTATCTGACCGCGCGCCTTCTTCTTTACTCAGTCCATTTTACCATAATCTTTCGATCAACGTCAACCACGATCCGTTCAATACAATCAATAATCTCGCTCAACGGGACTTCCTTTCTGCTAGCTTTCAGCAGTTTGCAAAACACCTGATACTGTTTTTCATAGGCTTCTTTGTCTGCAATCGCCCTGTTCAGTTCCGCTTCGGCCTGCTCCTTTGCAGGCCGTGCAGCCGCAATGGCTTCTTTAGAACCTTCACCCATGACATACTTTTCATATTGCTTCATGCTGAAATCGGTAGCTTCCTCATATTTGAGAGAAGCTGCTTCAATGATGGAATCCATGCGTTGTATTTCCTGCTTATATTGATCTTTGGTAATAAAGTGATGATCGATGTACTGTTTTAGCTGGTAGTACACAGCACTGAGTACATCTTCCTCTCTGGCATACATTCCTGTACATTTATCCGCACCTAACCGATTTTTTGAAATGCAGGTGAAGAAATACCAATCCGCATGGTTCGTTCCGCGCTTTCGCTGCATCTTTCCTCCGCAGCAGGCACAAATAACTTTGCCTTTGAAAACATTCTCGCTCGCCTCCGGTGTGGGACTGATATTAAATGAACGGGCTTTGAATTCACTTTGGATTCTGTCAAAGGTTTCAACGTCTACCAGCGGTTCATGGGTGCCCTTTACAACTCGCTTTTCCTTGCCTTGTATGAGCATCCCAGTATAGGTTCGGTTAGTCAAAATATATTTCACAGATCGACTGTTCCAATCGCTTGTTCCATCCGCAAAACTCCCGGTCAGTCCATTGGAACGGGCGTATTGGATCGGAGTGGGTAATCCTTTTTCATTCAAATAGCGGACGATACCTGTTACGCCAGTTCCGTTTGCCGCCAGCTCAAAAATCTTCCGCACTGTGATGGACGCAATCGGGTCAGGGACTAACTGATCGTGGCTTGCTTCGGACTTTTGGTATCCAAAGGGGGCTCTCGGCCCAACAAATGTTCCTCGGCCTATTTTCATTTGCAAAGTCGCCTCAACTTTCTGTTTGATTTCTACTGCAACCTGTTCGTTAAATGCGTTCTTTATTGGAATGCGAATTCTAGCTCCATGTGGGTGGGATTGATCGGTCAAGCCGTTTACTGTGTCGAAGTCGTCATTAATTGAAACAAAACGAACACAGTTCATAGGGAAGAAGACCTCCAGATAATATCCAACTGCGATGTGATCTCTGCCTAGGCGGGAGAGATCCTTGACTACAACACAGTCAACCTCGCCCCGTTCACTATCTGCAATCAGCTTCTGAAACATCGGTCGATCAAATGTTCTGCCACTCCATCCTGCATCAATGTACCATCGCAATATGGGATGCTGGTTTTCCTGCCCCCACGCTTCAATAATTTTCTTTTGGTTTTCTATGGAACCATCGCCGCCCTTTCCTGTGACAGACAAACGGATATACCCAGCAGTCTCTGAGTGCGGATGTGGCAGCGCTACAGTCTGATGCTTCCGGCTTTTTCGTGCCATGCGTAATCCTCCCCTTTCCATGCAAAACAGGCTACGGCAAAACCATAGCCTGTCTGCATTATAGCATATTCTGCTTTCCGCTACCACGAGTAATACTCTGTTTTCCGCTTCCACGAGCTTAGGCACCCGTATGTCAAGCACACGACAAAAATTTTTAGCTTGCGCTTGATGGATTTTCAAGCGCAGGCTTATCCTGATGCTCGGTGAAAAACTCGCGGAGCTTGTCAGCTTCTTCGGGGAGGACAAAGCCGAAGCCCTGTCCGTCCACTCTGCAATAGAAAGCGATTTTCATGTCTGCCTCCTCAATCGAAAATGTCTTGGATTTTGTATGCGATCTCAATGCGCTTATCAGGGTACACCAGCACCCGGTCGATTAGTAGCTCGGCCAGCTCGGTGGTCAGCGTGTCCGCATCGAAAATCGCCTTGGACGCTTCCTTGCGGCTGTCCTGCCGTGCCTGTTCGTCCTGCTTTTTCTTCGCCTGTGCCAATACTGCGGCATAGGCGTTTTTCGTTTTCAGCAGCAGCTCGTCACACGCGGCCTTTTCTGCCTTGTAGGTATTCAGGTCGATCTCGCCCATGAGATAGCGTTCATACAACGTGCGCTTGCCGTCTTGCAGCGTCTCAATCTGCTGCTCATATTCGGCGCGTTCCGGTACGGAAGCATCTACCCGGAGCGTACCGTCAGGGGCAAGCGGTGCGGCGGCTTCCATCTGCTTTTTCAGCGTCAGGAATACCGCCTGCTCCAGCTCTGCGGCGTTCAGACGCATCTTGTGGCAGCGGCTTTCTACGTCCGCCTCGGAATGGCGGCAGTGATAGTATGAGGTTTTCTGCATGGTGCGGGACAGCGCATGACCGCAGCAGCCACAGAAGGCTTTGCCTTTCAGCGGGTAGTCCCGCTTTTTCTTGTTTGGCTGGGAAAATCGGAGCTGGCTGGCCTGCACGGTATCAAACACAGCTTTCTCAACGATGGCCGGGTGATGGTCGGGGATGATGTACCACGATTCTCTGTCCTTCAGGCGGCTTCTGGTGCCGCCTACTTCGAGAACCGCCCGCTTGCCGATTACATACACGCCGGTGTAGCGTTCGTCCTCCAAAATGCGGAGAATAGTGGATGTACTCCAAATCCCGTGACAGCGGGAAATATCGTGGGTGTGATTGCCGTGCGCCGCTTTGTACTGGCCGGGGGTAGGGATGTTCCTGCGGAACAGCTCCCGCGTGATGGCGGTGGCGTTGATGCCCTCGGCGGCAAGCTGGAAGATGAGCTGCACAACGGCAGCGGCCTCCTGGTCAGGCTCCATTCTGCCATCGGCGCTTTTGCGGTAGCCGTAGGGACAGATTTTACTCTGATACTCGCCGCGCTGCATCTTGGCGTACTTGGCACTCTTGGTCTTGATGGACATATCGCGGCTGTAATATTCGCTGATGAGATACTTGAATGCTACGTCCATGCCGCCGGTGTCGCCCTTGAATTTGCTGCTGTCAAAATCGTCGCTGATGGAAATGAAGCGGGTATGGAACAGCGGGAACACACGCTCGATGAAATAGCCGGTTTCAATGCTGTTTCGCCCGAAGCGGGAAAAATCCTTGACGATGATGCAGTCGATCTGATTGGCCCGCACCAGCTCAATGAGCTTCTGTACCTGCGGACGCTCAAAATTTGTGCCGCTGTACCCGTTGTCGATGAACTCCATAATCTCCGCGTTCAGAGCTTCCGGCATGGAAGCCGCGTACTCGTGGAGGACGAGACTCTGGTTTTCAATGCTCAGGCTGTCGTACTTGTAATCCTCGATGGAGAGGCGGATGTAGAGGGCGATCACATATTTCTGCATTGTTCCAGCACCTCCGCATAGGTTTCAAACTCGCTCTGGAAGCGATAGCGCACCGTGATCTGCTTATCGTGGGATACCTCGATGCGGTCGATCAGTCGCTCGATAAGAGCGCCGGTCAGCGCACGGTCGGTCTTGATCTGCGCGGCGTCCTGCTCCAGCGCCCGGTGCTGCTCAATCTGTGTATCCATCGTCCGCAGGCCGTCCTCCAACTGCTCCATTTCCACGGCGAGATCGGCAATGCGGCTTTCGTACTTCTCCTTGTAGTCGAAGTATTCATCCTTGGTAAGAACACCTTGGACGAGGTTTTCATATAAACTCCGCACGATACCGCGAAGCCGCTGGATTTCCTGCTTGCGGCTGGTGATCTTCTCCCGCAGCTCAGCGTGGTCAGCGGCCTGCCGGGGCAGCTCCGCAAGGGAGAGGGTGTATTGCCCCAGCGCCGTATCAAGCGCGTCCTGAAGCATATCTGCCAGCATATCCAGCAACGCATCCTCGCGGATGGTCACGCCGGGGCAGGCATCCTTGCTGATTCGGCTCTGGCTCAGACAATGGTAGA